AGCCGCATTGGCTGCTGATTGAAGCACTTTTGCAAGGCACTTACGGCATTAGAAAAGGGCATCGAAAATATCTTCCGCAAGAGCCAAGAGAACTAGACGAGGCTTATGACAACAGGCTCATGCGCTCAACGCTTGCGCCTTTTTACGTCAGGCTTGAGCGGATGCTGGCGGGCATGTTGACCCGCAAGCCTGTGCGTCTTGAGGATGTCAGTGATGTTGTCACTGAACAGCTGTTTGACGTTGACCTGCAGGGCAACGATCTAAACGTTTGGACTTACGAAACTGCACGCAAGTGCATTCGGTATGGCCACGTCGGTGTTCTTGTGGATGCGCCAAAGGCTGGCGAAAACGGCAGGCCGTATTGGACGCAATACACGCCACGGGATTGCTTAGGCTGGCGCTCCGAAATTAAAGACGGCAAGCAGGTCTTAACTCAGTTGCGGCTGATGGAAGAAATCACCGTGCCTGATGGCTTATACGGTGAAAAGCAAGTGCAACAGGTGCGAGTGTTGACGCCTGGCGCTTTTGAGATCCATCAAAAAGACAAAAAAGGCGATTTTGTGCTGGTTGATGAGGGCACAACCAGCCTTAGCGAAATCCCGTTTGCTGTTGCCTATTCAAACCGCGTTGGCGTTCTTGAGTCGCGGCCAGCACTGGCAGACATTGCTGAGCTAAATCTCAAGGCGTATCAAGTACAAAGCGACCTCGACAACCAGCTGCACATCAGCGCCGTTCCGATGCTGGCCATTTATGGCTTCCCGCAATCAGCAGAAGAGATCAGCGCAGGCCCAGGAGAGGCTTTGGCACTCCCTGAAACGGCACGCAGTGAATACATAGAACCTTCAGGCAACAGCTACGACGCGCAGTTCAAGCGTCTTGATCAAATCTCTCAGCAGATCAACGAATTGGGTTTGGCTGCTGTGCTGGGTCAAAAGCTCAGCGCAGAGACTGCAGAGGCCAAGCGGATTGATCGCAGCCAGGGCGACAGCACCATGATGGTCATTGCTCAGCAGATGCAAGACCTGATCGATAACTGCTTGGGCTTTCACGCGCAGTACATGCAGCAGGCGCAAGCCGGCAGCAGTTTTATTAACCGTGACTTCCTCGCCACACGCCTTGAACCGCAAGAGATCCAATCACTGCTGCAGCTCTACACCGCAGGCACCATTACGCAGGAAACCCTGCTCAATCAGCTGTCTGCCGGGGAGGTGTTGGGCGATGAGTTTGACGTAGAAGAGGAGATTGAGGCAACGCAGACTGGCGGCTTAATCGAAATGCAGCAGCCTGAGCCGACGCCACCTGCTGCAGAAGAGGCCACAATGCCAAAAGCAGCGCCGGAGGCTGAAGATGAGTTGGCTGGATAATCTGCGACACCGCAAGCCAGAAGACCCGATGAACCGGCTCTTGTTTTTTACAAAGCAAGAGCTGACGGAACAGACCTATGCAGTTATCAGGGTCACTTGGTACTTGAAGGGCAAGATCTGTGGCGTGTCAGAAACGGCGATTGGCTTGTATGAGCAAGATGTGATCGCTGAGTTTTCTGGTCTTGTAGGCAACGCGTTACGGGCTGGTTGTGACGTGTCTGTGGTTTGCATTGACGATCCGCAATATCTCGGCATTTATGAATCATGAGCACGCCTGCCGAGCTTTACCGAAATGCAATCGATCTCAATCGATATAGCAACAGCGTTTCAAAGCAGATCATTCGGTCATATAACGATCTGCTTGTGGATACTTGCCAACGTCTTGCTGGGCTTGATACTGCTACGGCTCCTGTTAAGGCTCAAAGGCTTACGGCTATTCTCGGGCAATTGAAAACAGGCCTTACCCAATGGGCGGGTGATAGCACGGCACTGTCTATTGCAGAGCTTGAGGATCTCGCCGGAGTGCAGGCTGGTTTTGTAGAAGAACAGCTTAAAAAAGCCTTACCAAAGTCAGCTCAAGATTTAGTTAAATCGGTTGAGATTAGCCCTAGGTTTGCTGAAGCTGCTGCAAGTTTTGATCCAACAGAGCGTGGCATTGTTTCTTTAAGTGACGACTTGGAGGCGGCGGTTAGCGGTGCAAGCGAAACCGTGAGGGTGACGTTTAGGGATGGTGTTTCAATGACGCTGCCAAATGGGCAGGTATTAAAAAAGTCCTTTGAAAACATGGCTGAACGAGAAGCCGCGGCGTTTGGGCAAGCAGTACGCAACGGGTTTCTGACGGGTGAATCGACCGAATCAATCACACGCCGTTTGATTGGCAGGCTGCAGCAAGGTGACTCTGGCTCGATCTCGCAGCTTTTACGCGCAGGTGGTGCAGCGACAACAAAAGCAAATAACCAAATCCGAACGGTTGTCAGAACGAGCATCAATCAGGTTGCCAATGCCGCAAGCATGAAGACCTACGAGGCAAATCAAGACATCACAAAAAAGTATCGATACACCGCGACGCTCGATAGCCGAACCTCGCCAATCTGCAGGGCGTTAGATGGAACGGAGCATTTTTACGGCAAAGGGCCGATACCGCCGCAGCATTTCAACTGCCGGTCTACAACCGTGCCGATTATTGATTACGAGGGTCTTAGGTTTGACCCGCCACCACCAAGCAAGATTGGGCGGCCTAACAGCGACAAGAACATTCCTGACGGTGAAACCTATGGTGCTTGGCTAAAGCGTCAGCCAAGAGAGACTCAAGAAAAGGTTTTAGGCGACAAGGGCCAAGTCGGATATTTCAATGCCTTGTCGAGGAAGTACGGCCCAGACGGAGCTATCCGCAGGTTTGTACGTGAGGACGGAAGCGAAAAGACGATTGATGATCTGAAGCGTGCCTATGGGCCAGTGTCCAAGATCAAGGCGAAGCCCAAGCCCAAAGCAACGATCGCAAAGCAAAAGGCTGAAGTTCAGAAGTCGATCGCCAAGGCAGAGAAGAAGGTTGCGGCCACAGGTCTTGCGGATCAAATCGCTGCAAAGCAGAAGGAGTTTAAAAAGCTCAACTACGACATCTTTATGGCGAAGACGCCTAAGGAAACAAGTGCTGCAGTTGCTAAAGCCCAAAAAGTCAAAAAAGAGCTAGAGGCGCTGAAGCTTAAAGATCCCGCCTATGTCGCTAAGCAGAAGGCAGCAGAAAAGGCATGGAAGAAGGAGCTGAAAGGCGAGCTGACCAAAGCAGAGAACGCTGATTTGCCTGCGGCTCTTGCCAAGGCAAAACCGCCGAGGGAGGCATTGAAGAGATACACAGGCGAGACTTACAGAGAGATGCGTGCCGAGCAATTCAGGCAAGCCAAAAAAGCAGGCAAAAAGCTCTCAGCGTTTGAGGACGCTCAAATCAAAATCCATAAGAAGAATGGATTGCTGGCCGATGAAGCGGCAGAAATTGAGTCGTTCCTCAAGCGGGCACCAAAGCACAAGGGCGAGGTTTATCGCACGATGATCACTGATCAGGAAGGGTTGGAGGGCATGTTGGCTGGCTTCAAGGGCGGCAAGCAGACCCTGGCCATGGAAAGCTGGACGTCTGACAGCACCCTTGAGTTTGCGCAGGGTCGAGGTCAACGCGTCATGCTGCGCACCCAAAACAAAAAAGGCGTTGACATCAGCCAGCTGTCTGAGTTTGAGAAAGAGTCAGAAGTGCTGATGCCTAAGGGCGTAAAGTACAGGCTGAAGAGCGTGACCAAAGAAGAAATCAGTGCTAGAGCTACCAAAGAGGGACGCTTTAGCTGGATTGTTGACCTCGAACAGCTATGACCACACCACACGACGAGCGATTCTCAACGCCGCCAGCGATTGGTGAGGCTGACCCCAAGTCTTACCCCAAGGGCATGAAGCCTGGCGATGATGGTTTCCTTGAGGCCTTGCTGGCTGACACTGATGTCAAGTTTGTAGACAAGGCCAAGAAAGCTTAGATTAGTTAAGTCCCCGCAGGGTTCTTATGACTCTTCCTGCTAAGTACCAGTTCAAGTCGCAGGGCGGTGAAGCCAAGCCCAAAGCGACGGCCAAGAAAAAGTCCGCTAAAAAGGAAGCGCCTACGGAGGCTGACTGATGCCTAGTGGTCCTGGAACCTACGGCTCAAAGATGGGCCGTCCCCCTAAGAAGAAGAAAAAGAAGGGAGGCAAGAAAAAATGAAAAAAGGTTCTCGGGTCGTTTGGTCTTACGGCGGGACTAGGACCACAGGAGTAGTTCAAAGCGTCGCCAAGGCTAATCGCGTTTCTATCAAAACTCCCCGTGGAGGCACTGTTACCAGAGTCGGCACGCCTGACGATCCGATTGTGCGGATTAAATCAGACGTGACTGGCAACACTGTCTTAAAAAGGCGCTCAGAGCTGAGCCCTGCCAAAAAGGCCAAGAAAAAGTGACGATTGGTAGTAGATTTGGCCTGAAATCTAGCCCGTGGCTAATTCATGGCTGAAGAAAACATTGCTCCCGTGGAGCAAAAT